CTATCTTCTTTTGGATAGTCGCTTTTGATTTTAGAAAGGATTGAAAAAACATGAGTGTACAACAATCTATAGTTAACGGTTTTACAAGCCGTCGTGGGCTGATTACATATTCGATGTTAGGTTCTCGCAACGGTTCAGATGGGACAGGGGATTGCTCTGGTATCATGTCGCAAGTATTGAAAGAATCGGGTATCCCAATTCAAGGTTTGCCGTCAACAGTGACACTTGGACAGCAACTCGCAAATAACGGCTTCTATCGTGTGAGCCGTAACCAACCATGGGACGCTCAAATGGCCGATATTATTCTAATGTCATGGGGTGCTGATATGTCTTCATCTGGTGGCGCTGGTGGGCATGTCGGAGCGATGATCGATGATACATACTTCATTTCTTGCGACTATTCGACACAAGGAGCAGTCGGACAAGCTATCAATACCTATCCTTGGAACGACTACTACAGCTGGAATAAACCAGCTTATATCGAGGTTTGGCGATATGCTGATACGGCACCACAGACCAACAATCAAGCGAACACAGCCGTCCAACCGAAAGATAAGGCCTTTTACCAAGCAAACGAAGTTAAATACGTCAACGGTATCTGGCAGATCAAGTGTGATTACCTAGCACCAGTAGGCTTTGACTGGACCGAAAACGGTATTCCCGTGTCTTTGGTAAACTGGGTTGACAAGGATGGAAACAACTTGCCGGACGGTGCGGACAAAGACTTCAAAGCTGTAATGTTTTTCAGTTTTGAACTAGACGAAGCCCATATCACAGATACCGGCAAGGGCGGATATTATGGTGGTTACTATTGGCGCTTGTTTGAATTTGGCCAATTTGGACCAGTCTGGCTTTCGTGTTGGGACAAGAACGATTTGGTGAATTATTATAGCTGAGGTGGTGAATTATGCGCATTAATTCAACGAACCTAAAACAATTTGAAGGAGGGGCAGTCGTCAAGCAAGGCGACTCTGCCTCACTTTTTGGATATGAGCTACTGGACGAGCAAATGCGCCCTATTAGTGATCTAAACGGCAAAAATGCTACAATACGAATCTTTAATCAAAAAGGAAAGGCTACATTTGAGAGTACAGTAGATAATTCAAAAGTTACTTTTAAAATAAGCAAGCCCCTACCGATTGGATCTTATTTGGTAGAAGTCGTTTGTGACGGGTATATTTTCCCAAGTGACCGCTCGACACGTTTGGAAATCACACGTTCAGCAGACGAATTTACAAGCGTGGAAGTTCTTTCGCTTGTAAGAAACGATGTCAAGACTGAAATCGACAAGTACATTGCAGAACATCCAAATGGACCACAGACGGAAGAACTCCCAGATCTAACCGTACTATATAACCTAGCTAAAATTTAAAAGGAGAAATAAATGACTTTAAACACACAAAACCTCACACAATTTGCACAGGCCGTTGGTGCTGACGTAAAAGAAATCAAGACCACGCTTGCTAATAAAGCTGACAAGTCTGAGCTTGGTCAAGGCGGGATCACACAACAACAATTGGAAACAGCAATTCAAGGAGTAAAAACTGCTATTCTTGGCGAGGGTGTACCAGAGGAGTTGGATACACTCAAAGAAATCGCAGACCGTATTGCTAACGGTGCAGGGTCAGCGGATCAGGCTATCGTGTCTAAAATGACAGAACTTGGTCAAAAAATCACTGACTTGGAAAATATCGATTTTGCACAGATTTATAATACCGCTAAAAATACCCTCTAAGGAGGTGAAGCATGGATAAACTAAAACAAGTTATTCAGGCGATTGGGGTTGATATAGGTGCGCTTCAAGGACAACAGACTTCCTTTTTATCAGCTTCTAAAGCATACGAACTATTTCCAACCTATGCAACTTTGCAATTCCAGATGGCCAATAACATCAAAGACAAGCACCTTGAATTGGGTCTGGATGCACTGATTGATACAAAATTGGCAAACGGTGGTGATCCATTCGTCACACGCTCAAAACTCCCTACAGTTGACACAAGCCAGCTTGCTACCAAGAATGACTTGGAAGAACTCAAGCGTAAGGTCGGAGCGGGTGGAAGTGGTACAAGCACGGAATTGAAAGGCCAAGGCTTCCCGTACAATCTTAACGCTGACATCGGTACAATATATACCGATACGACAGCTAAAAATGGAGCGGTGAAGTGGATCAAAAAGACCGCTGGAACTGGCTCTAACGCTTGGTCTGTCTTGTTTGGTGATGTCAAACACAAGCCAAGAATTTCATCGAGTCAAAACAACGCTTACGTAGAATTTAGACGTATAAACTCCACGGTAGAGGTCGGCTTCGGTGGTCTATCGTGGGGTTGGTTTGGGATCGTAAGACGAGGTGCGCCCAGCTACGTTCCTCAAGGTTCAGACCGTGAGCGTAACGTGGTGATTTTAAATGTTGGCGGTATACCCGTCGGTTTTCGTGCGACCAGCTCAAAACTGGGTATTATGACAAATGACAAGGGCAAGCGCCTTGGCACTTTCTATCTAGGTGGGCCGGGTGACGGCAACCAGCTACGCTTACAATTCGATGATCCAGTGCCAACAGATCGTGATATCGGAGACTTGCGGTTTACTGATATGTCGTATATCACAGACGACCCGTGGCCAGAAACTTTATAAGATGATTTAACCCTCCCGAATCTGGGAGGGCTTTTTTTATTTACTCTGAAATTTGCGTTTATAACAGACATTTTGGAGATTGTCTGTTATAACCTCAAATGCTTATCAAAAAATCTTTTCCTATTAAATGACTTCCTTTTGTATCTAAGATAAAAATAAAACTTGAACTTTCTTGAAAGCTATGCTAAACTAACAATGTGAGCATTGAACTTGTGGAGTTTTAGAAGTCAGTACCTAAAACAGACCCCAAAATCTAAAAATAGCGATATGATTGAGTTTTAGAAACTCCCACCGGCTCCATATATACTTTTTGAAACTTATTAAAACTTCTTAAAACGTTGATAATTCAACGTTTTTTATTTTTATACTTTCTATTCTTTCCCATACCTTTTTGAAATTAACAGACCCAAAAACAGACCCTTTTTTTGAAAAGAGTCTGTCCTGATAGCTGATGGCTTTAAAAATCTATATAATTAGCAAATTTCTCACCAATATCATCTTTTGCCTGCTTAGTGATATGTGTGTATACATTCATAGTTGTCTTCAAGTCAGAATGACCAAGACGATGCTGAACCTGCTTCAATGTCATTCCCGCTTCAAAGCATAGGCTGGCATGCGTATGTCTGAAGCCATGTATTTTGATAGGCTTGGCATCTGTCCCTTTGACAATCTGCAAGAGCCATTTTCTAGGAAGTGAGCTGGGTATTGGTTTTCCTTCCGGACTTTCGAATATAAATGTAGTACCAGGTCGCATTTCCTGGTATTTTTTTAAAAGTTCAATCGTCTTTTTATCAAGGCTGATCAACCGGACACTATTTTTATTTTTTGTAGGACCTACATATTCGCCCTCAAACCCCCTTGTAATGGCTTTGTTTATACTCAGAGTGTTATCGGTCCAGTCATCCCATTTGAGAGCCAGAATCTCCCCTTTTCGGGCCCCTGTGAACGCAAGAAGACGAAACATGACTTTCTTTCTCAGATCATCCGTATCATCCACTAATTTCATGAATGTTTTTAACTCATCTTTATCATAAAAATCACTAGAAGAATCACTCTCTTTTTTAACAAGAGTGGTGACACTATCAACAGGATTGGTTGAAATATAACCATAACGGATGGCATATTTGAAAATATTATTCATTAACCCTTTCAACTTGCGCCCATACACTAATTTTTTGGACCATTCATTGACCTGCTCCTGTAATTGGAGTGGGGTGACGGAAGCTATTTTCTGACTACCAAAAACCGGATAGATATGATTTTTGATATTTCTCTCAGTCTTGATGTAAGTGCTATCCTGAACGGTAGCAGCGTACTCTTTGAGCCACTTCTTTGCGATTTCCTCAACTGTGATATCTTTTTTGGATTGTTCCCCATTCTCTATATCGTCTTGAAGTTGTAAGAGTGCTGTCCGTGCCTTTGCTTTGGATGAAAATCCTTGACGCTTTATGTACTTATCTTTTCCGTTTTCCTTCCCTACATAAATTCTAAAACCATACGCAGTTTCACCATTTTTCTTTTTATAAGTTTTAATTTCCATCATTCTTACCAATTAGTGAATTATATTCGTCTTTGACCATTGTTTCATCAGCAATGGTCTTTAATTTGTACTTTTCCATAAATTTTATGTAATTGAAATCTCTGACATCTTCCATTAATTGTAGTTCTTCTTCCAGTAAATGATGAATCATACTTCTATCAGCTTGCAGTTCACAGTATTCTCTATTTAGTTCATATTGAGCAGGAGTATGCTCTTTGTGACCCAATTCATGCAAAGCAACTTGCTTTTGATCTTCAACTGACAAATTAATATCTAACGCTAAAATGTTCAAAGTAGGATTAAAGAAACCAGGACTATGCCAGTCGCTTCCGTCAAAGTAGCATAGGTTCACACCCTCCTGGGCGCAAAGCTCTTTTACAGTCATAAACGCACCTCTATTTATTTTTTAAATGTGCCTCCAAAACTGCTGTAATAAAATCAATATCTTCTTCTGTAAGTGGTTTACCATCGAATAACATTGATTGTGCAGCAATATCTCTGAGGTCTAATGGTGCAGAAGCATCACCATTTTTCGCAATGTTAGGATTTTCTGTGCGTCCCAAAAGGTAGTCGGTGGACACGTTGAAATAGTCAGCAATTTGTTGTAATCTATCTGATTTTGGATTAGCTTTTTTTATTCCATACAAGGAATTTCTGCTTATACCAAGTTTGTCTTCAAGATCATTTAAAGAAATGCGTTGCTTGTCTGCTAGTTCTTTTATTCTTTCAAATGCTGTAGTCATTGATTTAATAACCTTTCTAAGCATTACGAAAAAATATTTTAAAATTAATATTAAAAACTGTTGACAATTTTTAAAACTAGTATTAAAATAGTATTCGTAAGCTAAAGAGTTAGCGAATGACACAACTAAAAAAATAAAACCTAAAAAACTGATTGGCGTCCGTTTATTCTAGGTATAACTTACTTTTTAGTAGGTCTTTTCTCTATGCCTTTATTTTAAGACTAGTTTTAAATAATGTCAAGAAATTAGCTAACTTTTTAAATAAATTTTAAAAGGAGGATCAGAGATGAGCCAACAACATCAAAAATGGATTCAATTAGTCAAAGAAAAATTGACTTCAGAAGGAATGACAAAAACGCATCTCGCTCGTGCTTGCGGAGTGAAGAAGCCGACTATTTCAGAATTGCTGAAATATGGGAAGGGCAGTGACAAACTCAAAAACCGAGTCTGCGATGTCTTGGGTATTGATGAGACATGGGTTGATTTAGGAGAGTAGGAGATAAGAATGAACGAACTAGAAAGAACAGCCCTCAATGAAATACTGAGGACTGTGACATACATAGCTGAAAAGTTGGATGAATTAGATGCTAGGTTTTCTCAATCAGAAGAAGTGAAAGCCAAGGCTTCGTCCGCATCGTAATCTGCTGCGATAAATTGAGCTGCTGAGAGAATGAATTTCTTTAAATCTTGGATATCTTTGTCGTCATGTCTGCGGACATAATGAGTCTCATCATTACCGATCCAGGCAACAG